GGGATAAAATCCGTAACCAATTCCGTGAATGTTTACCAGGGGCTTTTACCGGGGAACTACAGAACCCATTTAACACCGAACGCATTTACACGGATTCATAACGGAGCCATGCGGTCACTCATGGTAAGCCCGGTTGACGGTATCGCGCTAAGCGACCGGATATGGGATATGCACCAGACATCGTTGAGGCAAATGAAGCGGGTTATCGCCGACGGCTATATTACCGGGCTGACCAACTCGCAGATTCAGGCTCAGGTGAAAAGCCTGCTCATTCTCCCGAACGTAGATATGAGAACACGGTTCTGGAAAGACTTTTTCAAGCAGTACCCGCCCGGGAAAGGGGTATACCGATCGGCCTACAAAAACACTCGGCGGGTTCTCAGAACCGAAGTAAACGAGGCTTACCGCCGGGCCGGGGTTGGATACGCCAAGGAGAAAGGCTGGATCGCCGGGGTACGTTGGAATTTAGTAGCTGGCCATCCAGAGCAAGATGTGTGCGATGATCTAGCCAGCGCAGACGATTACGGGCTCGGTTCAGGGGTCTATACACCGGACGCCGCGCCGATAACTCCTCACCCGCAATGCTATTCGGATGATACCGAGTTCCTCACCAATAATGGTTTCAAGTTTCTTGAAGCTATAACGGCAGAAGACACTATATTTTCTATGAATCCGGAGACGCTCAAAACTGAGTATGTGAAGTGGGAAGAGAAGGTCGAGTATCACCATAAAGGGAAGATGGTTCATTTTAAGGCTCGCGGGTTTGATGCGCTCGTAACTCTCGATCACAACATGATTGTGCGGCATACAGACCGGAAGAAAAAGGAATATAAGCTACTCCCGGCGGAAGAGGCATTGGGCCGATATGCGCTAACTATTCCGACGTGTGGGAAATGGAACGGGGAAAGTAGAGGCTCCGAGGCTGGGTTGTGGGCTATGCTGATGGGATGGTTTGTCTCTGAGGGATGCGTAACAAAGCGGGGGCCTAACTGGTATCAATTAACGATAGCACAAGAGATACCCGAAAACAGAATACGAATCATGGGCCTTCTCGATGATATGGGAATAAAGTTTCGAGCTGATAAACTTGGAATACATTTCAACGGGGCAGTTGCTAAAGAAATCTATCAAATGAAATTAGGGAAATCTCATGAAAAGCATGTACCCCAGCCTATTAAGGATTCAAACATAGATATCATAAAAATGTTTCTAAACGAATATAATCTTGGTGATGGGAGTCATAGAATAGTCGACTGTTTTGGGTATCCATCTGAGGAATACTCATACTACACCTCGTCGAAGAGACTCGTTGATGATTTGTGTGAGCTAATATTAAAAATAGGGCAAAACCCGAGAGTATATTTACACTCACCAAAAGGGATGATATCAAAACATTATAACGGAACATATGCTCAGAAAAACGATATGTTTAGGGTTTCTCAGTCGAAGGCAAAGCATATTAGTTTTCGTGAGAATCGCGGGGTGAAAGAGCTTGTGGATTACGAAGGGCTCGTACAGTGCTTATCTTTGGAGCGTAACCACATATTATGCTTTAGAAGAAATGGCATGGTGTCGTGGGCAGGGAATTGCCTATGCTATTTGACGATGGTACCGAAGGCCGAGCTGATGCCGGAATGAACAGCTTGACATCGGGTCTCAATAGGGCGACAATAAATACTATCATTTACGTGGAGGACAGAAATGGCAACAGCTAATACTGTGAAAGGCTTGGACAGTGTTAAGGTTCCGAAACTCGATCAGAAGCATATCAATGCGATCGAGAAGAGATTAGTTCTATTCGGAGGCTCTACACTTCCTGAGTTTGGTGTCGATTTAGTGAACAAATACGGAAAGACCGTGGACGAAATTAAGGCGTTGCAGGCTCAGACCGTAAACCTTGATGCCGCGATCGAAGAGGCCGCGTATAAGAACGGCATTGACCGTCAGACTGCCCGGCGTAAGCTAATGCGAGACATCAGAGAAAAGATCACGGGAAAGAAGGAAGAGCGAAAAGCCGAAGAAACCGGGTTCATGTTAGCCGCCAAGAAATACATCATCGAAGAGTATGGTGATGAGAAACGTGACGGCAACGGTGATCTGCGGGGATACGGTGACCGAATAGAGATGGTCGGCAAGGGCCATCTTAAAAAAATATGGTAAGTGGATTCAGAAAAAAATAATGCTATATTCGCGGCATGGTTAGAATTAAAGGTCGGCTCAATCCTTGAGTCGGCTTCCAACAAGGCGTGGAAATCAATCGATAAAACAAAACTCCCCAAACAAGCGTTCCTGTGGATCGAGGACGAGACAAAGCGAACGACCTGGCATCTTCCATACCGGGAAGGGGCTGACGGCATAAACAAAGAGACCGGGGAATACAATAAGGTCGGGGCTGTGAACCTCGAAGCTCTCCGGGCGATTAACCAGGTAATGAAGGATACGAAAAACTCGCCGATGCAGATACCGAGCGAGATTAAGTCGAAAATAGAGAAGCTGTTCAAGCGATACAAAATAGGGCAATATGCTACTGAAGCCAAGGGGGATAAAGTGGGAAAAGGAACGCAAATTATTGAAGCCTCGATAAGTAAACAGTTTTCAGAGGCTACGGTTGACGACGCGAATTGTATTATCAAAAACATTGCGGTGCTTAGAAATACTTCTGGAAACCATGAGTTTTCCGGAGCTAAGGGAAGGAAATATTCTGCTACTGCGATGGAATCGGCTAGACGGCTCATGTCCGGGACAAAGGCTTATATCAACCACGCTACCCGGAAAGACCTGCAGGAGCGCGGTGGTGTACGGGATGTAAGGGAAACTCTCGGATACTGGGGAGATAACCCTCATATAGACAAGAACGGAGTTCTGAGGGATGACCTTCATTATCTCTCTAACCATGCTGAATGGTTGTTACCACTAGTGGAGCAGATGGCCGATAAAATTGGGGTATCTATTCACGCAGATGGAGAAATAGCATACGATGATTCCGATGAGATGGAAGAGGTAAAAGACCTATCCGAAATGAATTGCGTTGATCTAGTGTCAGAACCCGGCAGTACGATCAACTTATTCGAGAGTATGGAAGACAACGACATTTCCGAACAGGAGGAAGAGTTGGAAATTAAAACCCTATCCTTGAAGGACATCAAGGAAAGCCGTCCCGATCTTATCGAGGCTATCGCCACAGAGGTGAAAACCAAGATCGATGAGCAGGGCGCGGTAAAGGCTCTGGAAGCAAAGGTAACTGAGCTAACAGAGCAAAACACTAAGCTGGCGAAAGACCTCGACGAGAAAGTCGTGGCCGAAGCCGCCGGTAATATGGAAATCCGGATGAATGAACTGATCGGCGAAAGCAAGCTGAACAAAGAGTTCGTCACCGCGACTTTCAAAGAATCGCTCCGGGCGGCCGGAGATGAGGACAAAATGAAGGCACTCATCGAAGATCGAAAAACCCTAGTTGCCAAATCAGGCAAGGGCGTCGAAGGCATGGGAACAGAGTCCGAGATTGAAGAATCTGCGGAAGGCTCCGGTGACAAAGACAAAGAGATCACCGACGATGTAGTCGTAGCGGCTTTCGGTTAAGAGGGTAGCTAGTAAATATGGCTGACGTTTATAGATACCGCTGGGGGCCTTTGGCCGACCGGTGGATCAAAAAAACCGGAACGGTCGCCGTTCAACAGGGCGACTTTATGAAATACACCTCGTCTGGGAAGATTACTCCCGCGACGGTGTCCACTGATTCAACTTCACTCGTTGGTATCGCTATGTCCAAAAGCCCTACCACCGATTTAACCGCGACAAATGTCCGTGTTGCCCTAATAGGACACGGAACAGTATTTGAGGTCATTGTGGCCAGCACGACTTATAGCTGGGGCGATGGGTTTGTTATTTCTGCGGCTCAGACCGTGGCAGAGCATACCTTCACCAACTTGAACTCGACCGCTACCAATGTTGTAGCCATCTGTGCTCAAGACCTCGACTCCGCTGGGACCGCCTTGCTGGTAGAGTTTCTACCCGGCCGATTCCAAGTCACGATTGAAAGCTCGTAAGGTAGGATGATATGAGAATTAAAGATAGCCTGACAAACCTGTACGAGCAAATGGGCGAGAAAAAGTTTGCGGTTCGTGTGGTGAACCTGATTAGCGAAGGCAAAATCAACGCCGAAAACTTTTCTCTCAAGGCCCTTCACGAAGCGATGGGAAAACCTAATCTCCACGTCGCCCAGATGATCGAATCCCGGACCACTACCGAAGCTGAGTTCTTTGAGGCCCTCGACTCGACCGCGTTTCCGAAAATTACCGGTGCTCTTATCAATAAGGTCGTACAGGACGCTTATGATAAGGAGTACGGCATCGGTGACCAGCTCGTCACCAAGATAGCTTCTTCTCAGCGCGATGAAACCATAGTTGGTTTCGCTGAGGATAACACCCTCGAGGAAGTTCCCGAGAACATGCCCTACCAGGAAGGTGCGATCACAGAGAAGTACCACAATATCCGGAACCGGAAGTTCGGCCGGATAGTTTCATTGTCCGAGGAAATGGTCAAGTTTGATCAGACCGGGCAGATGATTACCCGCGCCAAGCGCGTAGGTGAGGCCGCGAAAGCCAAGAAAGAATCGATCATCATGAACGCGGTTCTTGAGATAGCCGACAGTGGGCTTTACGCTTCATGGCGACCCGGCGGAACCTCGACTACGCTCTACTCCGCTACCTCGAACGACCCCTATTCAACGGGGACTCTCGACAACCTCGGTTCTGAAACCTTACTCGATGAGACCGATATCACGGTAATAATCGGGATGGCTGGTCAGTTTCAGGATGAGAACGGTGACCCGATCGCGTGGACCCCGAAAACGATTCTCGTTCCGATGGCACTCGACGGTCTCGCCAGACAGGTTGCTTATGGGAAATTCGCGAAGTTTGCAACTGGCCCCTCGGCAGTACCGAACCCTTACGCTGGTATGATGAACGTACTGGCATCATCTTACGTTGACCAGCTTAAAAGTGCGACCGCGTGGTTCATGGGTGATTTCGAGAAAGAGTTTGTCTATACCGAAGTTTTCCCGCTCCAGGTCTTCCAGGCTAAAGCGGGGAATGAGCAAGAGTTCGAGCGCGACACCATATTCCGCTATAAAGCCCGGCTGATGGGCGGTTGTGGAGCCGTGACGAATAGATATGTCATCCAGGGCACCTCGTAGGCGAGGCTGATATGGCAACCGTCACTGAAATTATCACCCGGCTTGACTCGAAGATTTACGATCTGATCGATGATGTCGGCAACATAACGACGTACAAGTTGGGTGATAAGACGGTTAACAAAACCGAGATGCTTGAAGCCCTCACGAAATTGAGGGATAAGTACCAGGCCATTGCCAACGAAGAGCCGTATGAAGATATTCGCCACATAGCGATGGATTTCTCCGACTACGGAGAGGAAATCGTCGAGTTCATAGGTGATGAATAAATGAGTACGGTTTGGCGAAATGACACGTTGGCTATTTTAGCCGACGGAGGCGGAAAAACGGTCACGGTAAAAACGTCGATCGTTGATTTCGTTGATGGATTTTCTCGGTTTAGAAATGATGTCGGGGTATGGTCCGGAACGGTGATTATATTCCTACAGAGAGCTGGCCGGCTAAAGGATGACATCCATGATACTGATGGGAAAAAAGTCGAGTCGACGCATAATATCTTTTTTCCTTATACATCAACGGTAAGCGTTGGGAGCCGCGTATTTGAAAGCGGCGAAACTGATTATTATGAGGTACTTACGATCGGACTCTTTGAGGATCATAAGGAAATCTCAGCGAAAAAGGTGGAGAACAGATGAATGGTTTACCCGGAAGATTGACCGTTGCTCATATAGAGGGCGCGAAAGCCAGGGGCGACAATTATATCTATTACAAGGATCGGAATTATTCGATCGAGGAGCTTGAAAGCCTTGTCAGAAAACCTGATCGGAGTAAAAGCGCTTCAAGCAAACCTCGTGAAGATGACGACAAAGTCGTTACCGGCCATAATGACCGGCCTGGAAATGTGGGCAAACGTGGTAGTAACCGAGATGAAAAGGGCTCACCAGTTCGGCCCGAGCCTGTCGAAGGAAATAGTAAGGGAACATCCTGATGATCGGTTCTACTCTTGGACTCAGGAGCTGGCCAATTCAATGATGGCCGGTAGCGCTGAGGTGGATAAGACCGGGTCACCGTTTGTTGAGGTGTTAACGACCGAGAGCTATGCGGCAAAAGTTGAGTTGGGTGGACCTAATTCGAGAGCCTTTCCGTTTATGGGACCGGCGCTAATGACAACGCAACAGGCGGGAATATCAATTATGGTAGCGGCAAGTAAAAGGGCATTAGGGTAATGAAACAACTAAGAACAGATATTTGGACGGTTCTTACCGAGGACGCGACATATATATCGCGAATGGGTAGCCCGGCGTCTGTTCCGTTTCAGACCTTTTACATAAAGCCACCGGAAAAACCGACCTTTCCCGAGACAGTATTTCATTTTCCTGGCACAACGTATGGCCAAGAACATGACCGAGATATCCTATCAAGTAGGGTTCAGGTCGTGTTTTCAATCTGGACGGTCGACGAGGATTATAATTCCATCGCCGATAGAATCATCTTTCTGCTCCACCAGAAGGAACAGTCAAACGGCTGGCGGGCTATTCTGGCGTTCGCGTCGGATGAAGTGTATGACAGTGAGTTTGACACATACGGAAAACGGCTGACTTTTGACGTCAGCTATAGGAGCGACAACACATGAGTAACAGTGTAGCCAAGACCCTGCCCATTGGGCCGGTTCAAATCTACTGGAATGGTGTTCGCCTTGGCTCGCCGAAGAGTCAAGCCACCGTGCGGCACAGCACAGAGTCGGTTCAACAGGGCCTACAGGATGCTGGTGTCAACGTTATAGGACATAGGACGAAGGAAATCTGCGAGGTCGATGTCGTCATAGACGATTTCAAGGGCTCTCAGCTCAGATATGCCTACGCCAACGCCCAGGACTACGAAACCAAAGGTACTATCAAATCCTGGGGATATACCTCGACCAATACGGTAACGTTCAAGTTTCGAGAAGAGCATAAACTTTCCGGAACCGCAAACGCGACCGTAGATCGAACCGGGTTCACCGAGGGAACGATTCAGGTATGGAGTTCTGATTGGTCTTCCCAGTATACCCGTGGAACCGATTACACCGTGACTGGCTCAGGGGGAACCCTCGCGAGAATAAGCGGCGGGGATATTACCGACCAGACCGTAGTGCACGTACTGTACGATCAGTCAGCGACCGCTTCGTCGGTATACAGCGGCGGCGAGTTGGCAGATTTCGAGGCCGAGTTAAAACTCGTGCACGTTTTAGACAACGGAAAAGCTCTACAGTTCTTGGGCTACCGAGCCAAGAAAATAGGGGCGACCGATATCGCGATAGCGATGGCCGCTGAGTTCAGCGGTGAGCCGATAACTTTTCATCTCTTTGCGGATATGGAAAAGAAACCCGGCCAGCAATTATTTCACTGGGACGAGGAGACATAAGTAGTATGAGTGATCACGGCGAGTTCATTACACAGAGTCAGCAAGTACGAAACGCGGGTGTTCTTAGCTCGTGGTTCCCACGATGGGCATGGAATACGGCCGCTAATTTCCAGCATATTCGCCGTGAGTTTCTCGAAGAGGAACACCTCGACTACGCTCTTTTTCGGCACCATAAGAAACATAAGGGTCCGGCCATGATTGTTGGAGCCGGGCCCTCTTTTGACAAAGCCGCACCGCTTCTTAAGCAGTGGAAAGGCGCAATATTCGCACCTGAGTCTATGGCTCATACATGCGCATACTACGGCCGAGTGCCCGAGTTCATCGGGCTTTATGATGCCCACCCTGCGGTGTGGGATAACCATTTTGAGGGATATGATTTTTCTGAGTCTACGCTTCTCACTCACCCGGCGGTGGCTGAGAAAGCGATTGAGCTTTTCCCTGGGCCGCGTATCTACTATACGATGCTACACATACCTCAGCCCGATTACTCGGTGTTTCACCCGAATATGCAGTTGAAAGAAATGTACACGATTGTTAAGAGACAGCAGTTCGGATCTGATTTCTTTGAGGACATAAACCCGATTTTATTTCCTTATATCGGGGCTTCGATTCTTAACTCAGGATGTGTTGTAAATAACATGATCCAGTGCGCTCACTATATGGGATATGACCCGCTGGTACTCTCGGGCGTTGACTTCGGTTATGCCGGGGGATGGGACCGGTGTACCGGGTGGCATATGACCGACGGTGAATGGGTTAAAAAGCCTAATAGCAGGACCGAAGATAACGGGCGGGCTATAAGGGTTGCTGAAAACGGAGTACAGACGAGCGAGGAACAGATCGAGTATAAGATCGCTATGATGGCGGTCTACGGAGTAGATAAGCCGAACTTGATTGACTGCTCGGACGGTATCGTTACTGAGCTTCCGAAGTACCCAGTTGAAGAGGTAATTAAGAAGCGAGCCCGAGGATACAAAAAGCTCACAGACCGGGAAAAAGAAACCATCTCTAAAACTTTCCTTGATAAGATGGACGGCCTTAGCGCCGAGCATCTTGAAAAAGAAAGGAAAGGATTAGCACTCGTACAGACTGAAGACAAAACAGAAACAGAGGTTATCAACGGTGGACCGGCAGAAACAACCCTTGAGGTTATAAAAGAGCCGGAAGATGCCGTGGTCGGGGGTGAAGCATGAGTGACGAACAGAAACCCCCGGAAGGCCCAAAAGACGACCCTTCTATCGTAGTCTCGGCGAACGTTACCCATACCCAGTTCAAGATTGGGAATGAGTTATACACGATGCATGAGATGACGATAGGCCGGGCGCGGGATTTCGCCATGATATTCTCAGAGGCCATCGACAAGCTGAAGACTGCGGCCGATGTAAAGGATATCGCAGAGCTTGAACTTAACTCTGCTATCGGAACGTATGCCGATAATATCGCCGAGTCGATAATGAAACTGTGGAATTTTGTCTTTGAGTTTCGGAATACTGATTATTCACCGATCGATACTAAGTGGGTGCTGGACAACTTGACCCCCGGAATGGTGGTCACTGTTGTGAAAGAGTTGGCGCGACTTAGCCGATTGGACTGGCTCGGCCCTTTCTTAAAATCCCAGTTGCTGAAAACGGCCGCTGGGATAACAACAAGAAAGGCTCCGAAGAAACCGGTGATAAATTAGGCGAGTACGAGTCTTATCATGCAGTGATGAAAGCGTATCCGGGGTACACGGTAGAAACCATTAGAAATGGACTATCGTGGCGAGAAGTAGAACTTCTGCTCCGGTGTTGGCATGAATCGCCAGGCGCTTCACGAACCCTCGAAAAGATAGAAATGATTCTGACGAAAGCCCACGGTATAAAGTGGCTGAATACCAAGCCTAACGAATCCGACGGCGACGTCAGAAATCTTATCGACCGACTCGATATGTGGAGCGGATAGCATGGCTACCAAAGTCGGTGATCTTTACGCGATACTTAGAATAGACAACACCCAATTCAAGGCCGGTCTCGCTCAAGCAGGCACGGCCCTTTCTCAATTTGACGGCCTATCCAATAAACTCTGGAAGAAAGTCGGCCAAGTAGCAAAGGTCGCTCTTGCTGGTATCGTTGCCGGGCTTACTCTTTCAATAAAGGCGGCCGCAGACTTTCAGGCTCAGATGGCCGAAGTCTCGACCATGCTCGATGAGAAAACCATGCCGCTACTCAAGGGCATGGAGCAGGATGTACTTGAGCTATCCGAGGCGTACGGTGAGGGAACGAAAACCCTTACCCGGGGCCTATACGACATCTTGTCGGCAAGTATCCCTGCGGCCCAGGCTATGGACGTTCTAGAGATATCCGCGATGACCGCGAAAGCCGGTCTTGTTGATACCGGAACGGCGGCTGATGCCCTTACTACACTGATAAATGCGTTTGGTGATTCTGCCGACAACGCGGACTATTATGCTGACTTGCTCTTCACCACAGTAAAACTCGGTAAAACTACGATGTCAGACCTTGCTCCTGCTATCGGTGGAGTCGCTACCATAGCGGCTCAGGCCGGGGTATCGATGGAAGAGGTTTCGGCCTCGCTGGCTATCATGACTCGAAACGGTATCTCCACCGATAAGGCGGTGACGTTTCTCCGGTCTACGATGGTTGCGATGATTAAGCCAACCGATGAGGCGGCAGAAACGGCCGGGAAGTTTGGTATTGATATATCGGCCGCCGGAATAAAGGCTGAGGGTTTCGGGAATATCATGGAGAGGCTCGCGGCTCTGAGCCCGGAAGACTTAGCAAAAATCTTCCCGAATATTAGAGCCCTTCAGGGCGTAATGGCTTCGAGCAAAGAGCTGGCCGGGGAACTCGAGAAGATAACCGGTATCATGGATGCCGGGTCGCCGATGGCTGAGGCGTTTGAAAAGAATACCAGTACACTTAATTTCACCTTCTCCCAGCTCATGCAAACGGTAAAAAATACAGCGATCGCTATAGGTGATGACCTGGTACCGAGTATTGGTGAAGTGGTCAAAGGTGTGATGTTGTGGGTAAAGGAGAACCGGGAAAAAATCGTCGATTTCTTCGGTGATTTCTACGACGGAATTGTGAAGGTTGTCGAGTTCGCGATTAAGCTGAAAGACATACTCGTCGGGGTAGGTATAGGACTCGGCGGGCTCATGATCGCGACCAAGGTTGCCGGTGCGATTAAGGTTCTTAACTTGGCGTTCGCCGCTGGCGCTGGGCCGGTAGGATGGATCGCCGCCGGGGTAGCTGTGTTAATGACCGGGTTTTTGAAGCTCAGAAGGGTAATCCGGGACGCTAAAGACAAAAAGGAACTGATTGACGATGCGATATCCGGAAACTTATCCCAGGTAGAGGATTATCAAGCCGCGCTCAAAGCGTTTGACGAACAGAATACGGA